CCTTCGAGCTTTCGACATTGGAAGCAAATAACAATGTTTTTGTTCCCCGCGCAACTCTTTCCCAATTATCCAGAACACCGGTCCACATTCTATTCTTCTTATATATCTCCGACGTGTCATAATCCGTGCCCTTCAATTTTGCATCTTCCAAGCCAATTTTCACTCCGTAGCTTTTTGCAGGCGTTAAAAATCCCAGTTCTAATAATTCCGGAACATCAACCTCCTGAACAATGTCCTGATAAAATTCCGATAGCGCCGGCACTGATTTTCCTTTCCGGTATGGTGTTGCGGTTGCGCCAATAACAAATGAATCCTCAGAAATATAAGAGAAAATCTTGCTGAAATGATTCAAATGTGCCTCGTCGATTATTATCATCGTCCGGGATCGGATGAAAAACTCATATCTTGCTGCCCGGCGGGATAGGGTTTCGATCATTGCGACGTGCAAAGTCTGGGTTAGATCCGGCACTTTACCGGCTTCGATTGTTTCTGGATTCAGCTGGAATCGGGCGAATGCGCCACCCGCCTGTTTCAGTAGCTCGATTCTGTGAGTCAGTATCAGCACCCGACCACCCCGCCTCACATGAGCCGCAACCATGTAGGAAAACATGATGGTTTTGCCTGAACCAGTGGGAGCGCACATGATTATGCGTTTATTTCCCGCAGATATACTGGACCTCAAAGAAGATATTGTTTTTTGTTGGTAGGGCCGGAGGGTCATTGGCTATTGTTCGCATTTTCCAATTCCATTGCTATTTTCTCCAAAGCCGACAGATATCCAGGCACAATCACATGAGCAGCGCGGAAATCGTCATAGTGACGGCTTTCTTCGTTCAATCTCTCAAGTTGAATAGCGATTTTATAAGCTTCGTAATAACTCATCATTTTAGAAAGTTTCTTCACTTCGTTTTCAAAATCTTCAATTTCGTAATTTTTCATTTGTGTTAGTTTAAATTTTAAAATGGTATGTCGTCATCAATTTCTTGAATTCCTTCTCCTATATATTCGGTATATCTCCCTATTCTGTCTCGTCCTTCTATAACTTCCCATCCGTTGAACTTGCCCCATTTATCTAGATAGAATTTAAATGATCTTTGGCTGAGCCTAAATCTCCCGTGTCCATAATCCGGATATTCGTTTATAAATTCGTCATATTTCTCATTCCTATAAATCCTCCTGCCCGCCGGAAGGTTCCCATCGTTCGCCCAATCATAGAATTCTCTATTCGTTTCAGATATGAATTTTCTAATCAATATGTTTTTTGCATCATCCTGTTCAACCAAGCCGTCTTTCAGGTATTTTTGTAAACACCTGACCATATAGTTGTCGAAGGGAGTGAAATCATTCATCGTCCATTCATCAAAAATTAATCTTCCAAATTCAGAATATGGGGTTCTTGTTTTGTTGTAATATTGAGCCACCTCAATTTCGTGCTTTCGTCTTTCGTGGCTATTGCCACCCCCTTTGATTACATAGTTGGTGCTTATGACTATTTTTGGACTTTCTTCTATGCTCAGCTTTATAGCATCTTTATTTTTTCTTTCCAACGTTATACCTTCCGTGACAATGGAAAATTTACTTTCAAAATCCCAGTTTTTTACAACGTCGTCAAAAAATAAAATATCTGTATCTTTTGAAACAGTTTGGTATGGAAATGATTTTTTATCATCAAACGATTTCCCGTCCAATACGCTAACTTTTCTGATTTGGCTCAACCCCTGAACTATAATACCTTTACCAGTACCCCCCTCGGGTAGTTCGCTAATTTCTTCATCGTTGAAAATAACTGCTTTTGTGTTTGCTTTGTTTTTGTATCTTGATATTAGATAGCCTAGCGTCGTTTCCAGGGAGTGCGGATTTCCCCTAGATATATTATTGATAAATGTTTTGAAATCATTCGAATCATCTTTCACCTCCTTGAAATCTCTATCAATGATATGCTCCCGCCATATATATCCTTGCACATCTATGTAGTCAATTAGCTCAATGCGATCCTTTTCTACTTCTAGAATCCCATTATTGAACGCCAGGAAAGATTTTTCTTTTTCATCTTCCAGCATCATGAGTTCAATCGTCTCCAACATCGAAAGATATTTATCTGAAAATATGGTTGTATATGCGGCAAAATAACTCCATACATTTATTTTGCTTTTCTCGAGCAGATACTCCAGAACAAAATCTTTTATTTTTTCTACAGATGTTTCTTCGACAATGTTGGATTGAATTTTTACAAATGTCGGGCTTTGAGAATCATTGATGTAGGTTTTTTTGAATCCGTTCTTTTGTAAAAATATCTTGAACTTGAATGGATCTATTTTTATCTTCTCGACCCCTTTGGAATTGATCTCTATGTACCAGAAATCATCTACTGTCGCTTCTTTTTTTTGTTCAAAATATTGATTATCGTCTAGACCGTATTTTTCTTGAACCTCCTCTTTTGGCTTATGTTTTATATCCTCATAAAACTGAATTTTCTTTTCTTCATCTACAAATCTTTTTGTATTGAAGGGAGAATCTTTATAAGCGCTCCTTACTGTGTTTCTGATTTCGGTTTCGGTAAAGTCGCTTTCAGAAAAATGATTTGATATAAATGATATTGCGGAATCTTGATGCACGCCATATTCCGAAAAAGCACGAGACAAAACATATGCAAAATTGTTCCTTTGTCCCTTTTGGAAGCTATACTTCCAATCCCATGACATTATTTTGTCAATTATTTTCTCCTCGTCGGTTATGGGGGTGTAGACAACTTTTTCGGAGACGGAATATCCTTTATCAGATAGCTTAGGCGCGTATACTACCGCATCAGGATTGTAATATATTTCCGGGTCGTAAGATTCGAAACAAACCCGGGAGACGTCGCAATTGGATTTATCGAAATAATCGTAATCAAACTCCTCTTCGAATTTTCGGAAATATCGTGAATGATCTTCGGAGTTGCATTCAGGAATTTTCACCACGGCTTTTATTCCGTTGCCAGAGGGAGATCTAAAAGCAGTTAGTACATGGATATTTGACACAACCAACTCCCATATCTCTTTATATATATCCTCAGACTCAAAATCATCGAAATCAATAACCATGCCTCCGGAATGAGACGTTAATCCGGATTTATTCCTTTCGGAAAACACGCCAGAAAACAGGATGGCCGGCAGATTTTTCACCTTTAAGTCGTCTCTTTCAGACTTCTCTTTTGATGACCTTATTCGATCTATTATGGCCTTTGATTTGCCTTTCTTGATCCTTTCAACAGCCTTTTCTATAGGTATGTGATACGGAGTATCGGTGTTGAAAAGTGATCTAAAGATGGTTATTTTCATATTTTTTGCGGTAAATCGGTCAATAAATGCGTTTTTGCGTTAAAATACAAACATAGTAAATTTATTTATCATTTTGCCTAATGTGGAATAAAAATCCATTTATTCCTCTTGTTCCACTTGTCGATTTTTAACGTGGAACGCACAATTATTTGATATTCAATGTTTTATAGCAAATTTTCCACTATGCCACTTGTCCCCTATATACCCTTTATAATATACATATCCTTTAAACAGGGGACACCCCTAAAAAGTCAAAGATAAGTGGTTAAGTGGAACGCATATTGATAATCAATGATTTATAGTGGAATACAAGCGGAATGCAAGCGGAACCCCTGCTACTAAGAGGAATACTATTGTTATATATTTTTAAAATAGAATGAACTAAAATCAATCAACAATAGTTAATAGTAGTGGATAAGTAGGCTTTGTTTAATTTGCCCAAAAAAAGATAAATTATTTTGTTCGTCAATAAAATTTACTATCTTTGTAGTGTATCAAAATTTCCGAAATGGAATTTAGAAAAATAGTTGAATCGGAGTTGGGCAAAAAAAACATGACGTTGTATGCCCTTGGTAAAAAAGCTAAAAAACCCAATGGCTGGATTTACGCAGTATTTGAAAACAACTCCCCCACTCTAAAAACTGCCCAACAGCTCACTGAAGCATTGGGCGGGAAAATTACAGTAACCTTTGAAAACAGAGAATATGAATTACGCTCAGCAGTTGAAGAGACTAAATGATTATTTCGCAACGACCCCTATACCGGATGAGCCGGGACCGATAAATGCCCGGCAAATGGTGCATTCGGTTTCCGACTATGTTGAAATTTCTTTGATCAGAATTAACGGATCGATGCCTGGATCAAAAGAATTCAATCACCTATTGAGAAATTTACGCTATATTGCGAAAAATAATAAAAAACCGGCAACGGTAAAAACCAATAAAACATGAAAGGTAAACTTTATACCGGATCGATTGACTACACAGAGCTGATCGATCTTCTAAAAACAGGGAAATACTCGACTTTCAAATCTGAAAAGACGGGTAAAAAATATATCAATGTTTCTGTATGGATAAATCCAGAACCGGACAAATATGGCAATGATGGATCGATTCAGGTAAATCCAAAGAAAGAGCACAGAGACGAAGGGCTGAAAAGATACGTCGGAAACATCAAGCACTTTAAATTTCAGCAGCAGGAAGTTGCTGCCGAAGAATTTTCTAACGAAGACGATATACCATTTTGATAACAACAGTTTTCATATTGTGCTGGATTGTCAACTGCATCATAGTTTGGCTAGTCGGATGGTTTATGAACAAAAGGTTCAGGTCGTAGGTTAATCTGAAGAACTGGCTATTGAGAAAACCAGAATGGAAGACGAAAAAAGGATTTCAAGAACCGGATGTTCCGGTGTATGCTGACAGCTTTGATGAAGCTGTGGCAATAGGTAGAATTCATGGGAGTTTAATTTTGAGAGAATGAATAAAAATAAGAAAACAGGCCTCGACAGAGTTCAACAGACTAAAAGAGCCTTAGTGGAAGCTCTTGAACAATCCCTTGGGGTTGTGACCACTGCATGTAAAAAAGTAGGGATCAATCGAACTACTTATTACAACTATTATAACTCTGACCCAGACTTCAAAAAAGAAGTAGACAGCCTATCCGACGTCGCTCTCGACTTTGCAGAATCAAAACTTTTTTCTCAAATTGACCAAAACAACACTGCTGCCACAATATTCTACCTGAAAACAAAAGGGAAGCACCGCGGGTATGTGGAGCGCCAGGAAGTGGATCATTCAGGAGAATTGCAGGTTAAGCAAATCACTGGGATGGAAATAAAATGAAAATCGTTTTTGACACTAATGGGAACGAAAAACAAAAGCAAGCGGCCCGATACTGGATTGATGACGAGACAGATGAAATCTGGTACGGAGGATCAAAAGGATCAGGAAAGTCTTATTTAGGGTGCAGCCTCATCTTCGGGGATGCTCTTATCTATCCCGGCACTCATTACTTCATTGCCCGGAAGGATCTTACCGATGTACGGAAATATACGATTCCCTCAATTCATGAGGTTCTGAACGACTTTGGAGTGCCAAGCAACTATTACAAATACAACGGCCAGGATAACTTTTTCGAGATGTATAACGGCTCGAAAATATTTCTATTAGCAGCAAAATACATGCCATCAGACCCAAAATATGAGAGGTTTGGATCCATGCAGATGACCCGTGGGATGATCGAAGAGGCCGGTGAGTTTGAGATTGACAGCTATGCAAATTTAGCGATTTCGATCGGTCGGTGGAAGAATGACGTTTACGGATTAAGGGGTAAATTATTAGGAACAATGAATCCATCTAAAAACTTCGTAAAGAGAAGGGTTTACGATCCCTGGAAGGCGGGGACGCTAGAAGATAGAGTGAAATTCATTCAGGCATTGCCTACAGACAACAAGATGTTGGCAGAAGGATATCTGGATAGGCTGAGAAATACGCTATCTAAGAACGAAAGGGAGAGGCTTCTTTTCGGGAACTGGGAATATGACGATGATCCGTCAGCATTGGTGGATTATGACAATATTATTTCCATATTCGAAAATGACCACGTCCCGAAAGGTAGGAAATTCCTTACAGCCGATGTGGCTCGACTAGGTTCAGACAAAGCGGTCATATTGGTGTGGTCGGGTTGGCGCGTGATAGATTATCTGACTTTCGACAAAAGCCGAATAACCGAGATTCAGCAAGCGATAAAAACATTAAGGAACAAGCACCAGATACCGGCGCAATTCTGCATCGCTGATGAGGATGGAGTAGGAGGTGGTGTGGTGGATAATTGCCGGATAAGAGGATTCTTGAATAACGGAAAAGTGATCGGAAATGAAAATTATCTAAACCTGCAAAATCAATGTGTGTATCATTTAGCGAAAAAAATACAGGAAAACGGATTATATTGGGAAGCAGATATTTCAGATCAACACCGTAACGAAATTATAGAAGAACTCGAATATCTTAAAAGCTATGAGGAAGATAAGGATGAGCGAAAAATAAGGGCGCTTCCAAAGGCGAAGATAAAAGAATCCATAGGAAGGTCTCCAGACTGGCGGGATGCGCTTATGATGCGGGTATGGTTTGATTTGAAAGGGAAAAAATCAATTAAAATGTACTAATATGACACCGGAGCTTAGAGCAAAGTTTGATATGGCGTTAGATGAGATGGAAAAACGTTTCCGGATTTCTTATTTTGCCATGGCGTGCTATGAATTAGGAGTGAAAGAAAAAGACCTTAAAACGGTCAATTTGACCGAATATTTGGAAGAAAAAGCTATTAATACCCGTGATGGTTACTGGGAAAAGAAAATATGACATCTCTTTTTCATATCTTTGAAGAAATTCAGGTGATATGGATCTTCCAGAATATATTGACATACTCAAAGAAGTTGTTTTCAAAGGACGAAGACACAGAGGCTATGCGCTAAAAGAGAAGATAGCGAAGTGGCTTCTTTCGATCAACACGGGAAAATATCAAGA